TGAGAAAGTTAAAGTTGTACCAGAAACGCTGTAAGAGTCTTGAGCTTGGAATACACCATCAATGAAAACCATAAGATCGTTTTCATTACCAACGCTTGATGTGACTGTAAAGGTTGTATCAGAACCATCACCAGCAAAAATATCTGTGGTGAATGATCCACCACCACCGCCAATAGCACCCCACTCATTGGTGTAGCCTTCAAACTCACCAGTGGTTGTATTGTATCTGAACATACCTGCAACTGGAGTTCCATTTCTTTGAGCAGTTGTACCACTAGAAATCTTAATTGAGTCAGTGCCACTTAAAGTCATGTTGGCAAAAGTAGGTGAATCAGAAGTAGCTACAGCTTGACCTATAGAGACTTGACCACTGCTAACTGTAACACCAGTACCACCAGTGATTAATGCTTGTACTTCTGCATCAGTTCTTTCAGTAAATGAGAATACGCCAGTGCTTGAGTTGTAAGCTAAATCACCAGATGCACTAACAGCAGCTCTTGCTCTAGTGTCTGTGTAATAAAGGTTGGTGTTCTCTGGAACAATTGAGCTATCTAATGTTGAGCTTACTGCTTGATTAGAGCCATTGCCTATAAAGATTTTGCCATCATTAAGATTAGGTGTTGCATTTGATCTGCCTGAACCCCCAACTTTAATAATACCTGCTGAAGCATGGCTTCTTTGTACTGTTCCAATGTTTTGTATTTGTGAGCTTTCGCCTGCTGGTGCTGTGGCTGTTAATGATCCTGCTGTGGTTGAGACATATACGATATCGCCAACACTAAAGCTGGAAGTATCAAAACCAGACAAAGAACCAAAAGTAATAATTTCCACTGAAGCATTTTGATTGGCATTAGCATAAACCAATCCAAAAGCAGGCATAGCAGAAGCATTGTCAGAATCAGCAAGATCAACAGTTGGCACATCTCCAGATACTCCAGAGATATATACAACCTGACCTTTTGTTAAAGCTACATCGGCTTTAGCTGTGAACTTAACAGCACCATCTATGTCTCCTGTAAAGTCAGAAGTTACGCCTGCAAAAGTAACGCTGTCACTGGTTGCTACAGCTTGACCAATAGCAACTGAAGGAGTTGAGCCTTCGCCTGTTCCACCAGTAATTGTTACACCTGTGCCACCTGTTATGCTGTCTACATAATCACCAGTAGTATCAGTTGTAAGAGCAACAGAGTTAGCTTGTACGCCTGCTGCTGTAACATTTAAAGCATTAACAAATGATTGTGTAACTCTTGCATCAATAGCTGAGTTAGCTCTTGCATCTGTGTAATAGACATTGGTTGAGCCCTCTGAGAGATCATCTGTGTCTTTTGTTGCCAGTCTAGTATCAAATCTAGCATCTGTGTAATAGAGGTTAGTACCTTCTGATAGATCGCTTGTTGATTTGCCAGTGAAAGCAGAATCAAACCTAGCTTGAGTGTAATATAAATTGCTTGAGCCTTCGCTTAGGTCATCAGTATCATGATTAGCTATGCTAGAAACTGTGCCTGTGACATCACCTGTAATATTTCCTGTAATATCTCCTGTGACATTGCCCTCTAAATTTGCAACCAAAGTTCCAACAGAAGCAAGAGTAATATTGCCTGTTGCACTTCCATCGGCTGTAGTTAGACCTAATGTGAATTTGTCTGCTGACTCATCCCACATAAAGATGCCATTATCTTGATTACCTCTGTTAATCAACATACCAGAATCATTGACTGGGCTGCCTGTTAGTCCTGCATTAAGCTGGAACAGGTTGTCTGTTATGTCTAAATTTGTAGTATTGAGATAGGCTAAAGTTCCATTAACAGTCAAATTTCCTGCAACTGTTAAGCTATCTGCTATTTGCACATCATCTGGCAAAGTTAAAGTTACATCAGCAGATTCACTGCCTGATCCTGTAACTGTAATCTTGTTAGCAGTTCCTGTAATTGTTTGAATGTAGTTGCCTGTAGTATCTGTGCCTAAAGCAACACTATTAGCATCTACGCTTGCAGCTTGTATATTAAGAGCATCAACAAAAGATTTAGTAACCCTCGCATCAATAGCAGAATTTGCCCTAGCATCTGTGTAATAAAGATTGCTAGTACCCTCGCTTAGATTGTCTGTGTCTGCTGCTGCAAGTTTTGTGTCCCATCTTGCATCAGTGTAATAAAGATTAGTGCCCTCTGATAAATCAGAAGTACTTTTAGCTGTAAAAGCTGAGTCAAATCTAGCTTGAGTATAATAAAGGTTAGAGCCTTCTGTCAGATCATCAGTGTCCTTAGTAGCAAGCCTTGTATCAAATCTTGTATCAAATCTAGCATCAGTGTAGTAAAGATTAGTGCCTTCGCTTAGGTCTGATGTAGATTTAGCTGTAAAAGCTGAATCAAACCTAGCCTGAGTATAATAAAGGTTACTTCCCTCAGATAAATCATCAGTATCCTTTGTTGCTAACCTAGAATCAAATCTAGCAGTTGTATAGTAAAGGTTTGTGCCCTCTGTTAAATCTGATGTTGTATGGTTGGATATATCTGAAGCTTGACCAGTTAAATTACCAGTCACAGTATTAAAAGTTACATCGTCTGTAGTTCCAACTGATTGACCAATTGCAAAGGTAACACCATTACCAGAAGCTGTTGATGAAACACCAGTTCCACCTAATAAAGACAATGTTTCTGAATCTAGGTCTATAGCAATGCTTGTAGTGCCATCTGATACGTCTAAATCTTGTGCAGTTATATTAGCATCTACATAAGTTTTTATAGCCTTAGCTGAAGCCAGAGTGTCATCTGATGCAGAAACTGCATTTAGGTCAGTATCAAGAACACCAGATTTTAGGTTATCAACTTCAAGATTGCTAATAGTATTATCATCAGCATCTATAGTTTTATTCGTTAGAACTTGAACGCCAGTTAAAGTAACAACTGTAGAATCAATAGCAAAACTAATTGTGTTCTCAGAGCCTGTAGTATCAATACCAGTGCCACCATTAAGAGTGAAAACTTCTGAGTCTAGGTCTATAGATAAAACACCACCACTATCGCCTTGAAAGTCTAGGTCTTGAGCAGTGACTTGGCTGTCAACGTATGCCTTGATTGATTGTTGAGTGGCTAAAGCTGTAGGTGAATCTGAGTTTAAATTATCTTCGTCTAAAATACTGTTTACGCTAGTGCTAGAGCCTAAAGTAAGCTGTGATATGCCATCTATTGTGCCACCATTGATATCAACAGTATTATCAGCAGTAATGCTTAAAGGTAATACAACCCAAGCAGTATCAGCACCATTTCTTATTTTTAAAACACTGTTAGCAGTATCTAGCCACAGCATATAAGCTGCTGTAGTTGCTGGTTCAGTTGCAGAGCTGTTTAGCGTTAAAACAGCTTGTAAAACATTGTTCAGATCAGCTCTGAAGTCAGCTCCACTTTGATTTGCTAGATTATAGTCATGAGTTGCCATCTTTTACCTCTGTCCTATTGTATATTTAATCTGGTTGAGTTGGAAACACTACGTCATCAAAATTATCACTATCTGAGTATTGTGATGGTAGGTCTCTCAACGATTGCCTGTAAGTAGCCCATTCTGTTTTCTTTGCATCAGATAAAGGGCTGTCTATTGCTTGAGTCCAGTCAGTGTTCTTTAGCCTGATATCTCTTATCTTTCTTATTTGTTCTTGTGTTTGTGTTTGATCATATGAGCCATTAACTATTTCATTGTTTACAACAGTTGAATTATTAATGATCTCTGGAGAGCCTTCTATCCAGCTTAAACCCTCTTCTGGGCATGAAGCATCTTCTAGTCCAGAATCACAGTTCTGCACGAATCTTATTTTACCTTCGCTATTGTACCAACTTATTTTTCTCATATTATCTGTAAGTCACAAAAACTTGTAATACTGAAGCACCATAGCTTCTAGTTTGCCCACCTATTGTAGATGTTCCCTGTGTCTGCAAAGTCATCTTGTACTGGTAGTAATAATTAGCAGTATAAGAATCTGAGTCTGCGATTGTTTGAATAGCTTCAGCACTATCGCCATACATCTTGTAATCTGCAATGTTCACATAAGTAGCAGAAGAAACCCCACCACTTGTTGATGCACTTCTTCTATACAATCTTAATTGAACAAAATCACTAGAACTACCTGAGTTAGCAACTACTGATGTGTTTCCAATAACAGCAAATGGGTTGTCTGTATTTGCAGGTGCTTGGAATACAGCAGTGGTCACTATATCTGTTTCAGATAAATTATCTGTGAACCAATAACTTTTTGCTCCAGTTGCAACTGTAAATGAGCTAACTGCTTTAGATGCTATTTGTGTAGTGTTAACACCATTTGTTTTTATGATTAGCTCGCCACCACTTGTATCAAGGGTTACATTATCAATGTTAATTCTATCTGCGTTGATTGTTCCAGTTGTAATAACACCACCTGAGATAGAAGTAACATTTGTATTAACCTGACTGCCATCAATAAAGTTTTCATTGTTTGTAAGAGTAGAAATATTATCGCCTTGAACAACGATACTTCCTGCTGAAATAATAGTTGCAGCAGAAACAGCACCTGTTGCACCTGCAACTGATTGCACTGGTGCAGCACTTGCAGCTCCTGAAGAATCTACATAACCAGCATTATTTGTAAGAGTGCTAACATTATCTCCAGTTACAATAATATTTCCTGTAGAAATAATGTCAGATACATTTAATCTTGCAGTATCTATTGTGCCTGCTGTTATCTTGGTTGCATTTAAGTCATTTATTTTGGCATTAGTAACAGCCAAATCATCAATCTTAACTGTTGTAATCGCATCATTTTTTACATCTGTGGTTGCTACTGGTTCAGTTGTAACGCTAAAGGTTAAGGTGGCTGCATCAGATTCTTGACCAACACTATTGATAGAAGATACTGAAGCAACATAGTTTGAGCCAACAGGTAAATATTCTAAATCAACAAATTCAGTATCAACGATTCTATTAACAAGTTTATTAGATGAGCTATCCACAAGATTAACTCTATATTCATAGTTAGGAAAATCAGTGGGTTCGCTCCAAGTTAAAAAAGCCCTGCCTGTAGAGCTAGAGCCTGAATCAGTAAATGCCAAACCTGCTGGTGGTTTAACAGCAAAATCAGCAACTGGTGTTACCAGTGGCTCTATGTTTTCTTGTGGTGGTGCTTCCCATGTGTAAATGTCTAAATACTCAATAGCCTGTATGCCAATCAACCCATCTGGTTGCAATGTCATTGACTCTATTCTAAATAGTTTGCCTGTAAAACCTACAGGAGTATATGAGACTGTAATAACATCTCCTACCTTGACTTTATAAAGCTCTGGCACAGCAGTAAAAGAAATGGTCATTTGATTTCTTGATCTTGCCAGAATAGCTTTACCCATGTTGTAAGCTACATATTTATTAACAATAAACGGAAACTCCACCACCTGCTCTAGCTCTTCACCACCATCATCAGAGGTAAAGTTTGGGCTTGCATCATGTAAAACTGTTGCTGTATCCATTTCATACTTTTTAAGAGCATTAAAAAACTGAACTACAACTTTGTTAGATTTTTGAGATTTATCTTCGTAAGTTACAGTTATTCCATTATCAGAAATTATATGATCATCAGTAACTGTAAACGATGAGGAAGCTGTATCTTCTAATGTGATTTCATATTTACCATCTATGTAATTTAAGATACCTCTCATGTTTGATAGAAGCTCTTTGGTGTTCTCTAATACATTCTTATTTGTATCTATAACACCATTACAATGAAATCTTTCAACCTTTACCAATATTTGACCTGATTCATTTGTATAAGATGATGTCAAAGCATTTCTTAATATTGCTTGATATACAGTTGATGAGTCATAGGGCTGCCATCTTGATGCATCAATAATTTCATTATCGGTAAAATCAGTGTTACCACCTGAATCTTTTAGATTCATAAAACCACCAATCTTTAATGTGTCCCATGTGGATGCATCTACATTAAGAACATTAGTTCCACTTGTACCACTAAATACAGATGCAGCATAAGAACCATCATAGTCTGGAGTGTCTTTTAGAGATTCTGCTGTAGTTGCAGCAGTTTGAAATGTTTGTAAGTTAATGGTTGATTCAGCAAGCCCCTTTCCATATTCATTGTCTCTCATATAGTCCAGCAGACACAGTGTTGCATTATCTGACCATTCAAAAGTGCTTGGTGTATCGTATCTATGCGATCCTGTTCCACCAGATATAGAACCATCTTTTCTTGGGTCATATAACTTTTTACCTCTACAAACCACAGTAAGCTGTGGAATAGATGAGAACATTCCTCTGGAGTCATACTCAAAGCTGCAAGCAAGATAAGCGATACCTCTCATTCTATGATTAGAAGTCCATTGAGTACCTACTGATGCATTAAGCATGGGGTCTACTGTTTGATCATCTGCCCCATGATGAGCATTAAAAACCATTCTATATCTTCTAGCAGGATCAGTTCCTGAGCCACCAGCGTTTGATTCTTGTACGTTTCCTATTTGAGATGCAGTACATAAAGAGCCTGCCCCTGAGCTAATCTTATCTGATCCAGCATAATATCCTTGTCTAAAAACTTTAGGGTCTTTAATGCTAACGCCATTTATTTCTATGGTATCTAATTCTATTTGATCTATCTCACCAACACTTAAAGCATAAACAACAAACAAATCTTTTGATCTGTTGTCTGCTGTATGCATAAAAGCTAAAGTGCTTCCAACCCTTCTTCTTCCATAAATGACTGGTATCTTCCCACCTTGTGAAGTTTTTTGACCAAGTATATCTTGACCCTTTGCCATTAACTGTTTTGCTTCTAAGTAACCCTTTACTCCAACGCCAATAGTGATAGCTGTCATCACCCCTCTGGTTATAGGAGATGTCAAAAAATTTCCAATTGCTGCAAATATTGTTGCCCAAGACATTAATCAGACCCCCAGCGAATATCTTCTTTTGTTTGATCTGAATATTCCAAACCTTTATCTCCAGAATAAATATTCTGTTGAGACTCATCAGAAAAATGTCTGCCTTTTCTTAGATTCCAATTTGCCCAATGATTTGCAACAAATATTGAAATAGTAGACATATCACCAGACTCAGATAAAGATGCATTATTAATGATTCCAGAAAAATAAGTAGTAGCATCAACAAGGCTTTCATTATTATCAAAAAAAGCTATGTATATATTTGCTTGTTTATCTGTGTAATCGCCACTTTGAATTAAGTCTCTAACAGTAGAATTTACATTAGACATAGTAATAACTATTTCTTCAGACTTTGCTTCTCCTGTTTCATTACTTTCTGCAATGCTTACATAGTCTCCACCAGCCTCATAAGAGTTAGAATCATAAGTCACATTAGAATAATAGTCTGTAAACCTTAAAACTGTAGAAAGATTAAGCTCAATAAGAAATGCTATCTTATTAGCATCGTTGGCAATTTGTGTTTGTAATCCTGATGATATTGAACGTGGCATTAGCTGATGACTTCCCTAACATCAAATGAAATAGAATAGAAACCAGTAGGATCAGTTGCATACAATATTTCTTCGCTAGGAAGATATACAGTAAAACTGGGCTGGTTCATTGTAACTGCTTCATTGTCAGCAAGGGTTTCAACTAAATTAGGCTCAATAAGAACTGTTGCAGCTCCACCACTATCTGAATCTACATCAGCCTGAATCATGTAAACCTTGCTATGACCATTAAACTTAATTAGATCGCCTGCTTTGAGAACGCCTGACGTGCTCGCTGTAAAGCCATCTAATGAAATTGTGCCATCAGCAGCACTGTGAGCACCAACTGTTTGAACTGAGGTATTTGTTTTGTCAGCCCCTCTGTTTTGTGTTGGTAGTTGTATTGTAAATGTTTCAAATCCACCCTTTTGTTTTTGCAAAAATGCAAATACATCCATTGCATCATCTTGATCTAATGGTGGCATTGAGACACTAAAAGTAAAATATTGTGATCCTATTTGTCTCACAGCTCTTCTGCCAGAGATAGACTGGTTCATAAGAGTTGGTCTATTGTTCTGAAAGTTTAATGTCCTAAACTTAGGACTTGTAGGAAAAGCACCACTCATACTACACCCATTTTTCCTCTACTATTCATCGCTTGATTGATGATAGAAGTGATCATTCCTTTTCTTGATGCTAGCAATTGATCAAAGCCAGCAGCATCAACTGTTGATATGTTGAAGTTGACTGTGGGTGAGCTTTTCATTGATTGACCTTTAGTATGATCTATAATTGTTTCATTAGGATGAACCATAGCCATAAAACCACCCTTGCCATCTAAACCACCTGCTCTGACACCTTTGCCAGTGTAGCCACCACCATTAAAATCAAAAAGAGTATCTCCATCTGTCAAACTATTATATTCAGCAGTATCTATTCCTGTGGTAATTGCACCCTTAACCATGCCAACTAATTTTTGTACTAAAAATACTTGTATTAATTCATTTAAAACTGCTCTAGCAACTGATGTTGCTAAGTCTTTAAAATCTAAAAATTGTTTGTTTGTTGCATCAAAAAAGTTTGTAAATGCAGTTGTTAACTGACCATCAATAGTATCTGCAAATGATTTAACGATAGTTATGTTATCAGTGATGCCTTTTTTTGTGGCTTCTAATTGTGTTGCCTGAAAAGCACTCTCAACAACGCCAGTTAATTCTTTTTGCTTTTTAATTAATTCGATTTCTTCTTCAAGAGCAGCTTTTCTAAATTTTTGTCGATATATATCAACAGGTGCAAAAACACCCTCTGTTACTTCAAACTGACCAGCATTTTCTGATGCTTCTTTTAATAAACTATTTACCCTTTCAAGCTCTCCCTCTAATTCTCCAAGAGTTTTTTTTCTTTCTACTATATTTAGTAAATCTAAAAACTCTAAAACTGTTGTTGAAACAGAAACAAACGCTTTTTGCAAAGGCAATAAAGTAGCTCTTTTAAGCTCGTTCATTGCATCATTAAATATTTCAGCCTGTCTTATCGAATCTTCTGGAATAACTCCAGTAGCAGAAGCAGCCAAATCTTCCATAGCAACAGAGCCATCTTTTATAAGATTAGCCATTGTTATACCAACTCTTGCACCAAATACTTGAGCCAGTAATGCATTTCTTCTGAATGGGTCTTCAATAGATTCTAGGCTTACAAAAAATTCTCTGAAAAGTTCCTCTGATTTTTTTGTTTGCCCACTAGATTTTGTTATGGATATACCCATTTCTTCAAATGCTCGTTTAGCCAAACCAATACCCATTGTGGCTTCACCAACACCTTTAGAAAAGAATCTAAGGGCTTTATTGAATTGTTCTGTTTCTATTCCTGATTGTTGAGCAGCAAATTGATATTGTTGCAAAAACTCTGTACTTACACCAATAGAATCAGCAGTTTTGCCAATACTATCAGCAAGAGCAAGAGTTTCATTAGCAAAATTAATTATCTCTCTAACAGCAAAAGCACCAGCAAAAGCACCAGCCAGCTTCTTCATAGCTGATTGAGTTGAGTTAATGTTTTTATTTACAGAATTAAAGCCTTTCTTAGTATTGTCTTTAGCTGAAACTCTTAATTTATAATCAGTTGCCATTTTTTATTTGCCTATTCTTTTCCTCTAAATATGCCATCCATCCTGTAAACTCGGATAAGGTCATTTTCTCTTCTAAATCTTGCAAGGTACAACCAAGCATTTCAGCAAGATAGTATCTAGCAAATAAGTCCTTATCCTCTGCTACTTTTTTGCTTGTTGCTCTACGCTTGGGCTAGACATTATTTCAGTTGCAACCCTTGCAAGAACATCTTTATCCACGCCATTCATTAAGGCATGTTTATCTGATAGATCAAAAACTTTCTCACCATCAGAATCTAAGGCTTTGTATATTAAGCAATAAGCCATCAACGCCACATCATCATCTTTTGCAAATTTTTGCAATTTAGACATTTCTGCTAATGTTAATGGCTTTGCATATACTTTCAGAACCTTCTCTCCATCACTCCACTCAGGTATTTCAATCTCTTTGATTTCCAAAGAATCAAAATGAGCTTTAGCCTTATCTATTACGCTCATTTTTATACAGTACTAGCTGTTAAAGCACCATTGCCTTGAACTGAAATACTAGCTTCAACCAAACCATCAAATGATGCAGTTCTTGAAACGCCAGTTACAATAGCTGAACCACTGTAATAAGTATCGCCAGAAGCATCGCCTTCAGGATAAACATTTAAAGTTACCTCTGATCCAATGCTTAAAGCACCTTGACCTGATGTATCAGTTTCATCCCAAAACACATCTAAACTTCCTGAGAAATTTGTTAATGATGCTTTGTAAGTTCTAGCAGAATCACCCATTGAAGTATCTTCTAAAGTATCAGCAGATTCTTCGATTGAGTAAGACCTTATTTCAGCTACAGCATTTGAGCCAACCTTTACAGTTCCCTCACTTCCTTTATGTGTTGCCATTTTCTACCTCGTCTTTCGACTTTTCTTTAGAAGAAGATTTAGGTTTATCTTTCGATGGGGCTGCTTCTTCTTTCCAACCCTTATTCAATAATGACTCAACCTTAGAAGGGTGAGCATTTATAGAAACTTTTCCATCTGGACTAATCATTTTCATAATTGTCTCCTTTAAACTGCTACGTCAGGAGCGTTTTCCTTGACATAGTAGTTTGTTAAAAATGTAAGAGAGACATAACCCAATGGCTTTTCTCCCTCGCTGTTAAACTCTATCTCTGTGGATTCTAAGTAAGTATCTTTAGCTAATCCATTAAGAGTTCTGTCAGCAGCAATTGCTGCTTCAACTTCTTTGCTTATTGTATCAATAGTATCATCAAAGTTGCTAGTAGCTTTAGCATAACCCTCTACTACAACTGATAATTCTCTACTCATAAGCCTTTGTGTACCTATAACGATAGGCTCAGAAGTTTCTGATTTTGTGTAAATAATTAATGCTGGCAAACTTGCATTTTCTAAAGGATAAACCCTAGACTCAAAAACATTAGAGCCAGTGGTTGTTAGTCCTGTTAAAGTTGTTCCAAATTTCTCTCTAATTTGTTGTCTAATATGATTTGCCATTATATTTCCTCAAGCATCAAAGCAGAGAAGCCAGTTCTATCTGCTTGTATATTAACAACAGTATAGTTTTGTGCTGCTTTCAACGTATTGCCATCAACGTCTTTAATAGCTGCAACAGCTAAAGTATTTCCAAATGATATGTTTGGAACGTCTATAGTTCTGCAATAGGCGATTGGTTTTACTGCTTCTACTCCGATCCCCTCTTCTTGCTCAACATATTCATTATTAAGGATAATTTTAATAGTAGAATCTGATCCATTGTTTGTATAAACAGCAGATACGCCATGACCATATTCTATATCTAAATATGCAATCATATCTTCTTCTGTTTCCATGCGATACTCAGACATTATTGTTCCTCTAATACCACTGAAACTAAACCTGTATTATCAGGCTCAACTGTTTTAACTAAAAATGTTGTTTCTGGTTTTAATACGCTACCCCTGTTAGTTGTAATAGCATTAACAACCAATTTATCTTCTTGTGATATATAAGGAGCATCAGTTGCTTTAATAATTGCTCTTGGTTGATAACCAGCAACAGGAACTGTGCCACCCTCTATATTGAAATATTCTTGATCTATGATGATATTAATATTCGTTGTATTTCCAGAATCAATATCGAACCAAGTGTCTATGAGACCAACCCTTTGATCCCATAATGATTGTTGCACCTCAAAGAATGTAGCAGTTACTCCATGACCTGTATTGATATCTACATAGGAGTTAAAATCTGCTGCACTCTCGATGGGCATGATTTATTTTTTAGCTCTTTTCTTTGGAGCTTTAACCTCTGATGTTTCTAAACCAACACTTCTATCAGCTTGTTTAGCCTTTGGTTTTTCAACATGAATTTCTGCCTTGCCATAGCCACATAATGAATGACCTGTTTGTTGATCTAGTTCTACTACATCTCCAGCATGAACCTTTGATCCATTGGCAATTGTGTCTTGTAAAATTTTATATTTTTTCATAATTAAGGTGGTGGGGTTTCCCCCACCATTCCATTTAAGCATCAGCTAATTAGTCAGATGACTTACAGAAACTAACAGCATGACGAACTGCTACGTCTACAGTTTGTAGAGCAATAATTCTCACGCTTCCTGATTTGGAAAGACTGAAAGGATCGACTTGAATATCAAGACCACCATACATTCCAATCAATAAATCAGCAAAGTTTCCAAAGTAGAAATCACCTGAAGTTACTTGATTACTTCTAACAACATTGTAGCCATTCATTCTTCCATCAGGCTCAACAACAAACATACCAGAACCTGAGTCCTTGCTAGTTGTTTTTAATGTTCCATAGTCTGCTGGCTTACAAATGTAAGACAATGAACCAGACAATGCATTATCAGCAGCAACAGCACTTTCCATAGCTATAACCTCAGCAAAAGTTGGGCTAGCAGCAGCAAATGTTGTTGTGTTGATTCCAGAAGTAGCAGAAATACCAGTAGGTTGTCCGCTTGATCCTGTACCAGCTAAAGCACCTAAATCAATTGCAAGAGCAATAGATTGTGTTAGGTCATCTCTGATTAAGTTTTCAATATCTAATGAAGATTGTTGAAGCATTAATCTTGAAGCATCAGTGTGAGCACCGATAACTTTAGGAGACATAGTTACTGATCCTGAAGTGAATTCAGACTCAGCAGAGTCTCCACCTTCAGTAGCAATCCAGCCAGCAGAAGCAGCAGCAGTTTTCTTAGGAATAACCACGTTGCCTTGTAATCCACGAAGCATAGTTGCACCAGCTTGCATTACAGAAGAAGAGTTTCTTAGAACGTCTATGAAATCTCCACCTTTGTAATCTTCAGCGATAAGAGTAGAGTCATCACTTGTGTTCAGGTCTCTAGTCCAGTTACGAAGAACATCAGCAGGAAGCATAATGCCCTGTGCTACTGTTCCATTTTCTCTAGCAGCTTGCTCTGAACATTCGAATTCGAATTCAGCAGCTCGCTGTGCATTTCTGTCAGAAGGGTTAGCAAGAGCGTTGATAGCTTTTACTAAACTAAATCTTCTAACTTCTTTTGGTGTTAATCCGATTTCAGAAGGAGTTTCAAGTGGAGTGTTATTAGAAATGTTTTCCAATAATATTCCTCTGAACTCTTCAACAGATACACCCTCTTGAATAGCCTTGTCAGCTAGGTCTCTTTTATTGTGCTTTACAGCAAGATCAATGATCTCTTTTGAATTTCTTTTAAATTCAGCTTTTGCTTCGTCAGCACTTTGAGCTCTAACTTCATCAAGGTTAATTTCATTTTTAACTTCTTCAGTCATTTTAGTTACCTTTATTTGAGTTTTAGTTTGTTTATTTTTAGAACGCCCAACGCCTACAAGTCTGGATTGATCAGCAGGAACGCTAACAGAAGAAACTTCCATTGGCGTCCAATTTGCCTTGTAATAATCCTCGCCATCACGTTGTATACGCTCCAGTTTATCTATCCTGTAGCCTACAGAGATATTCATACGAATACCATCTTTGACATCTTCAAACACTTCTCGAGCTAGTTCGCTTTTTCCAAAACGAACAACAGCAATTGTCCTTTTCGCTGTCTCATCAAGTTTGAATTCTTCAATTACACCTATTTGCTTGGTCATATCATGATCCAAGAGAAGAGGTGCACGTCCAGATGAAATAAACTCCATGTTTATATCACCTTCAGAATGTCCTAGCACTTCCATGCCAAAACTTCTTTCAACAGGTTCTTCAGAAGAAACGCCAACTCTGACTCTACGATTTTCTTCATCAATATGAGAAGCTCTGGAAAGATCAACAGTCCTATATTTCATAGGCATATGTAATACTTTTCTTTCTTCCTCATCTTGATCCATCATAGAGACTTCCTCAGTCATTTCTACTTCATCACCTTCTTCTACATCCTCATGTTTCTCAAACTCAACGATAACAGAGTTATCAGTTTCAGAAACGCTGAGGATATGTCTATCTTCTTTTTGCATAGTTTTCTCCTCAGTATTTTCTACTGGATGCATTTCCAATTCATTAGAATTGAAATCGTTAAAATCCCTTATGGGATTAATCTTGGTTAATGTGCTGAACTTATGACCCACTTCGGTATCAGTAGGTTCACCACTTCTATAAATTTGTATTAATGCAGCAGGATCATCTGGAGTACCAGTAATTGTTAGCTCGCTATTTGGAATGTTGATCTTACCATCTCTTTCAATCTTAATGATCTTTCCTCTAGCTCTGCCACCAGCACTATCCCAGCTTACAAAATCGCCAATGCCTAATGCATCTGGTGCTGCTCTATCTTCATCTTTTTTCATTTGTTCCACCAATCTTTTTGACCAACTATAGCCTGCATCTCCACCCCATAAAGCCCATGCAATTCTGCCATTAGAAGGATAACCCTCTTCGCCAGCACTAAAGCCTTCAGCCTGTTTATCAACCTCATGTCTGGAGAAGAAGCTGTACATTCTTTTAATAGTTTCATCTGATAAATTTTCACCAGCAACTATTTGTCTTGCTCTTACAGCACCAACCCTAGTACCACCTCTGCCAAATTCTTCACGCCAGTCTAAACCCTTTTGAGCTTCTGACTTCATGCCTGCATTTGGTCTAGCCATCTTCTTCCTCGCCACCTTGTATCTTAGCTTCCACTGGTAACTTCTGACCAAATGGCTGATAAGCTAATTCAATATCATACTGTTTGGCTAACTCAATTTCTTTTTGATGTTGCTCAAACAGTTCTTCAGTGTCTCTGCCATAAGATGCAGAAATGTCTGAATATGTAAGTGTTCCATTTTGTAAACCAATGACATTGGCTTGCATTTCTTTGAGTGGATCAATCCATGCGAATGATCTTGGAATGTAATTTACTGATCTGGCAAATTTATCAAACTTGCCCATTGGTAAATTAATATAACCTGTAGAAATAGCCATCTCCAACCATGATTGGAATACTGGGTTTACAAAATGCTCAATTACAAATTGCTGATATATCTGATACATACTTCTATCTTCTAAAGCACCTTGTCTGATAGAAGAATAATTAACAGAAGTTAAATCGTTAGATAGTGAGTGATAAGAAATATTTAATCCTGATGCAATGCTTCTTAATACGCTAGTGGTAAAAGAATCAAAAGCAGATGTTGGATGTGTTGGATCAAATGCTTTGAAATCCATGCCTGCTGGTAGCTGCTCAAAGACCCCTGCTTGAGCGTTCATTGTTGGGTTGAATGTATCTTCATACTCACCATCGCCAACGTAACCATCGCCATCTGGTGAAGTAAAGAAACCCATTTTAGATGCCCCAACTCTTGCAGCAACAATTTCTGCCTCAAGATAGCCATTGAGCATTTTGACGTTTGCCATAGCAGTTGCAATTAAAGAAACACCTCTGGTTTGTTCTGCCCTTTGTGGCATATAAGCATGAATGATCTCATCAGCAGGAACTCTGATGTGCTGATTCTGGCTTAAATAGTTTCTGTTGTATGGATGATCTTTATACAGGTGAAAAGCTACTGGCTTATCATATTTGTCTACCTCAACACCCATTTTAACTTTGTTGCCAGTTTGTTTGTAAACATCATTTTTATTTTCGTCTAAATGATCTGATTCTAAAAACTGTAACTGAAAACCAAAAGGAGAGTTTGGGTTTTTTATTTTTCTAACCAAAACCTCACCATCTCTTGCTAGTGATTCTATGAATATTTTTTGACAATCTAAAAATGACAATCTGCCATTGGTAGTACAGTTGCCAACTTGAGACCATTCCTTCCAAGCTCTTTCAATGAGCAGGTTAGCTCCAATGTCTAAAGAACCATCATCGTTCCTAGCTTTGGAGCTAACTCTTATGCCATGCTTGCCGATAACATTAGATACCATTAGATTGAGGTATCTAGCAATGTAGCTATCGTTCCTAGCTAACTCTCTTGCCCTATCTCTTAGGATTCGTATGTTATCTTTTATTTCAGCATCGGCACTTGTAGATGTGGTTATAAAATCTGCAAATAATCTGCCAGTGTTAGCACCAGTATAACTTCTTCTATAAGCCTTTCGTTTTTTTTGTTTTGGTGTATCGCCACCAATGATTCTGTTATACCAAGCCATTATGCTATGTCGCTCTTAGGTGTTGAGCCAGTAGTACGACCAAAATTAACTTTGATCGTATTTCCTGATCCTCTTTTATTTTTAATTCTTAATTGTTTAACCTCTTTAAGATATTCTGCTTTGTATCTATCTCTAAAGGTTAATAATTCATCTATTGAAAGTCTTGATAAAGACCTGCCAGCAATAGACATAGAACTTTGATCCATTGTGGCTCTGTTTTCTATGACTGCTTCAATCGCATCTAAAACAATTTTTGCATGACTTCTAACTGAAGCAGAAGTTGTTGCATAGTTATCCTGAATCTCAACAAAACCTTCCTCTAGCTTAACTCTTGCAGAATCAGATGTTCTGGTGATGTATGAAACCCAGTTATAGTTTCCTTTGGTGTAAGAAGCTGTGCTTGATTCTTCGATGATATAGTTATCATTAGATTCAGTTGCAGTTAAAGTAAAGTTTGCAACTGTAGCACCATCCACTAAATTGAATTCATAAGATAAAGAATAAGATGCCACAGGATAATCTTGTGATAAATCTTCTCTTTTCCACGCCCAGAAATCT